TACTTAAACATATACATTCTACCTTCCATTAACCTTCTTGTTCTACCTGCTCCAGATAAGATTGTAGTAGGGTTAGCATCTCTTTCTTCTTGTGCCATCTCTCTCAATCTTTCAACAGGATCACCTTGATCTTTTTCATACATTTCTTTCATAGACTTGAATTCCATATCGAATTCGTCGCCTACTAATCCTACTAATTTATCAAAGAAATATGCTGGCACTATCTAACTCCTAGTTCGTCTTGTGTCATTATTTGAAACTTCATACCTTTATTTTTACAATATTCCTCTGCAACTTCAAACTTTCTTTGGTTTACTGCAAAGGTTCTCATCTCTCTTAAGTATTTAACTGTCTGTCTTTTTGGCTTTTTAGGTGGTACTAAGTGTTGTTTTGGTTTAACTTCTATCACTATTTGCTCACCATTATTCTTTTCTACCCAGAAGTCAGGGAAGTATCTATGCATCTTTCTATCGATTGGACTACGATATGGTATGCAAAATTCTTCGGAACTCCACCTTACTATCTGTTTGTGGTCATCTAAATACTTCATGAGCTTAAATTCCCACAAACTTCTATAAATAATATTAGAAGGATCACCTCGATACTTGTCGGGGTTCTTGGGAATAAATTTACCACTATAAGCCATGAGGGTATTTATATATGTACGTCGGAAAATATAGTAAGAAAAAAAGAGGAGGTAATTCTCCTAACAATGTTATAGATGAAAAGATAAACGGAGGCAAGAGTACTCTGTTCTTTCCTAACGATATAGGCGTGCACCAATTCTTAATGATCTTCCATGAATATGATTTCAAAGGTGAAGCAGAAATCATGAAAGAATCAATAGTACTTCCAATACCAGGTCAGATTATAGACAAGTATGGAGTTGAATATAACTCTAAAGATTTAAAAACATTAGGTGCTGGTATTGCATCAGCAGCAGAAGATATTATAGACAGTTTTAAGAAAGCAGGTACAGCAGAAGGTGAAGCTAAAGAAGCTCAAAGAAAAACAGACATGACTGCAGAAAGTCTTGCAGGTGATTTAGGTACTGGTGGTATTGCACTTGCAAGAGAACAGTTTGCAGGAACATTAGGTGTTGAAGATCCGTTAGCAGTTGCAACTGGTACACTTGTTAATCCACATACAGCTTTATTATTTTCATCAGTTAACTTAAAAGTATTTGACTTTGAATGGAAACTATATCCACAGAATGAAGATGAGTCAAATAACTTACAAGAAATTATTAGAGTAATAAAAATGAGATCGCATCCAACATTTGATGCAATTGATGGAACACAAAATAACTTTATAATGAAATATCCACATGAAGTAGATTTATTCTATCTTGGACAAGGTGATAGTATGCACAGATTTAAGAGAGCTGCTATAACAGGTTTAGAAATAAACTACTCAGCAGAAGACTCAGTAGCATTCTTCCAAGGTTCAGGTAGACCAGCTTTTATATCTTTAAAACTACAGTTTACTGAGACTCAGATTTGGACTGGCGAAGACTTTATGGATGAACCTCAAGCAGGAGGTACAAGTGCCTAGAGCTAGTAGAGGATACTTTTCCGACTTTCCACAAATAGAATATCAAGCTAAGATAGCTAGATCGATTATGGCTAGACCAAGAATAGCATCATCATTATTAAGTAATCCAGCAGCAATATACAGTTATACAGTTAATAATGATTTAAGACCAGATCAAGTTGCACATCTTTATTATGGAGATTCAGAGTTGTTATGGTTAATATTTTTAGCGAATAATATAGTTGATCCATATTATGGATGGCCATTAACACAAAATACATTTCAAGATTTTATTATTTCAAAGTATGGTACTATAGCAACTGCTAAGTCTACAATCAAACATTATAGATATCAAGAAAAAGATAAAGCTACAGATGAGAGATGGAAAACAAAAGAAATAATTACAAAAGAAACATATGATCTAAATGGCACATTTGGTACATTAAGAAATATAACTGATGCACAACTTCAAAGATATCAAGCTGTAACTGCTTTTATATATGAAGAAGAATTGAATGAATCTAAGAGAGTCATAAAAGTTATTGACAGAAGGTTAGCTGGAAATGCTAAACAAATTCTTAGAGAAACTATGATAGGATAAATTATGTCCAGGCAAAAAAATAGAAGTGGAAGTTTTGATCCCGGATCATTAACTTCACCTGTAGGAACAACCACAACAAGAAACTCTTTTACTCCCAAGCCTGGAGGAGTTAATTCTGAACCAGGTGATAATCCTGATGGAGCATACGAACCAAAGAATGTTAATCTTGAAAGATGCGAAATAATTCATAAAGGTGGCATACTTAAATTAGTAGAGAATGCTTACAGTATTACTATTACAGAAAGTTTATTTGAAAACAGTCTTACATGTAAGTTTGAATTTCTTGATGCTACTGAAAAGATGGCTGAATTGGATCCAGATGGTACAGAAGTTTTAAGAATAGCTTTCTCATCAGAAAAAAATAGAGAGATAGATCATAGATTTAACATCTATAGAACAGAAGTTTATCCAGATAATCAATCTGGATCAAAAGGTAAAGGATATCAAGTATTTGGTATATCAGCTGAATTTATGTCTCAAGCTACAATGGATATCAATAGAACCATGAAAGGAAACGTGTCTGATATGGTTAATATAGTATTCAATGAAGTAAAAAGGAATACAACTATACAATCAAGACCTAATTCTTTTACAAGAACAAGAAGAAGAATAGTAGATAGACATAAAACTTCTGGTAATGTTATACTCAATATTCCTGGAATGACTCCATATGAGACTTTAGATATGCTACTAAGAAGAGCATATAATGATGAATTTAGCTCATCTATCTTCTTATTTTATGAAGATTTTAGAGGATATAACTTTTGTAATTTAGAACAATTGGTAGCTGAAGGTAGAGATAATCCATTTGAATACACTTATAAACCTGCAGGTCAAGTAACAGATCAAAAGACAGCAGCAGGTCAATTTGATATTCAACAAATATTTTTTCCAGATAGTTCAGATGTTATAGAGAAAATAAAATCAGGAGCATATGCATCACAAGTAGCAGAGATAGATATAATAAACCAGAAAGTAGATAGAACAATATTAACAGTAAAAGAAAACTTTAAAGATTTTTATCATTTAGATAAGCCAGCTATTACATTAGATAAAAAGACAGTTATTGACAAACATCTTAATGTTATTAATAGTACAACGTGGATAAACAAATACAGTGATGGATTAAGACACTTAGAAAACAACTTTGGTGCATTGATTACTAGAAGAAAGTTTTATGGTGACAGCTTAGGTCAAGTAAAAATGAATTGTGTAGTGCCAGGAAATAGTGATTTATCTGTAGGTAATGTATTAGATTTATCAATGATAGAGACATCTGCTAACAAAGATAACCCAGAACAAGAGAAAAAAATTAGTGGTAAATACTTAATAACAGAAGTAAACCATCAAATATTAAGAGGTTCATATAGCTGTTCATTAAGCTGTAACAAAGAAAGTTCAAGAGCTAATGTAACAAAAATAGAAGATTATATAGTAGGTAAAAGATAATGCAAGGTGATTATTCAGCATTTACTACTCAAAGAACCTTTATAGGTGTTGTAGAAGATAGAAATGACCCTCTTCAATTAGGAAGAGTTAAGGTCAGAGCTTATTCTGTACACACAGAAGACAAATCACAAACAAGAACTAGAGAACTACCATGGGCTATGGTTTTACAACCAAACAATGCTGCTATAAGTGGAGTTGGATATTCAGGAACAGGTTTATTAGAAGGAACTTGGGTATTCGGATTATTCTTAGATGCTGATTATCAAAACCCATTAGTAATTGGTTCAATGCATGGAAGACCTAATCAAGGTCCTAATAAGAAAGAAGGATTCAATGATCCAAGAGGAGTATATCCTAAAGAAGATGCAGAGACTCATAACTTAGGTGAAAGTTCAGTTACAAGATTAGCAAGAGGTAGAAAGCATGCTGAAGGGCATACTGTAATGATCTCTAAAAGAAAAGGTAAAGATTTATTAGGAAAGGTAGATACAGCTAAAGCACCTAAGATGGGTGCTACCATAGCTAACAAAATATTTTCTAGCTTTCAACGAAGAGGTGGTTGGGAAGAACCACATCCAAGAACTGGAGCTAAAGAAGATAAGTTTTGGAAAGGTGGAAACAACTATTCAACATATCCTTTCTGTCATGTATGGTATACAGAAAGTGGTCATGCTTTAGAAGTAGATGATACTCCTGGTGCAGAAAGATTACATTGGTATCATAGGTCTGGTACATTCCAAGAGATACAAGACACAGGTGATAGAATAGATAAGATCATTGGAGACAACTATGAGATTGATCTTAAGAACAAACATGTATATGTAAAAGGTGACTATACTGTAACTGTTGATGGAGACAGTAGAGAATTAGTACATGGTGATAAGTATGTTGAAGTTGATGGTAAGTATTTTGTAACTGTAAGAAAAGATTACATTAAGAAAGTACAAGGTAATGAGACTAAAGAAATACTATCAGATAGATCAGTACAGATAAATGGAAACAATAATGAAAGAGTTAGTAAGAACTTTGTAAGATCAATTGTTGGTGCTGCTACAGAACAAATAAAAGGAACATTTACAAAAACAACGACTGGTGAAGAAAAGAGAACTAACC